GAATCCATCCGGTCATCCTTTGACTGTTATCATCAATAGTTTAGTTAATTCGTTGTATGTACGCATGGCTTATATGCAAGCAACTAGGAAGTTAATTTCAAATTTCCGCAATGATGTAGCTTTATTAACGTATGGTGATGACAATGCTATGGGAGTTAGAGAAGGTGTCCAATTTGGGCATACCGATATGCAGAAACAGTTTGAGAAAATTGGTATTAAGTACACAATGGCTGATAAGAAAGCAGAAAGTGTCAATTTTATCCACATTGATGATGTTTCATTTTTGAAACGAAAGTGGGTTTGGGATGATGACTTTGAAGGATACAGATGTCCGCTAGAAATGGATTCTATTCATAAAATGTTGACTATCTGGACTGCTTCGAAAACTATCTGCAAAGAAGAGCAGTTGTGTGCTGTTGTTTCAAGCGCGGTGAGGGAATTGGCGTTTCACGGTAGACAAATTTTTGATCTGCACGTGCCCAAACTGCGTAGTATAATTGAGTCCAATCCAGATTGGACCACCTGGATAACGCCATCGACCTTCCCTTCTTTTGATTCTTTAGTGAATGATTGGAAGGTTGCCTCCGAGAAGCTTTATAATATAGAAGCTTTTCAAACCCATACTTCTTCATACCCTGAGCTTGAACTCTATGTGGAGAAGTGCAAACTACCAAAATCCATGCTCTAAGTGAGTATGGCGGCATAAGCTATAATGTCGTAACCATAATGTAGCCTTATATGTTAGTTACTGTTCATTTTACATTTGTTGTGTCTATAAAAGTGAAAGCGTGGAACATATTTGTTACCTACCTGGGCGTTCCCCGAAATCCCTTTTTAGGGATGATGTTGGTTGGTCATCAAGTGACGTGACAAATTCTACTTGGAGTGGGTTATCCTTGTAGTCTTATACTTGCCTGCTGAAAAAATAGAAGATAATAAAACGCTTATCGGTAGCGATAATACCGACAAATCCCACACAGAACAAGTGACTGATTTTCATGATGAAGTCACGCCTCAGATGCTTGATTTTTCTTCTTCGTGTGATCCTACATTTACATCAGATAATGCCCCAGACGCGGATCTCGGTTCGTTTCTTCGAGACCCGTTAAGGTTGCTACTGTTAATTATGATATTCTTACTGCTCTTAATAGC